AATACATTCTTCACTACCATCTGCATATCCGTTTCTGGAGACGTTGCTATCTGTTTAGATAATTCATCTACTACAGACTTATTCTTTGATATATCTTCCCACTTAACTACCACATCGCCTATTTTTATCTGACCACTCTCAACGAGATTCTTCAACTTATTCTTAGCAGCAATCTCCTCAGTACCATATGCTTTCTGAAAAGGTTCCTCCGTAGTCACAGGTTTACCTTCCTGTACTGATGTTGTTTCTTTAATACCTACTATCTTCAGATTCTCCGTGCGTTCCAATTTAGTTGGTATCTCTCCTGGTTCCTCCGTTAAGACTTTACCAAGATTAATACGCATGGTTTCCATCTTCTCATGATAATCATCAAAACCTTTAAAATGATCCTGTAATTTAGTAGTATCAGTCCATTTTCTATTTTGTTGCCATGCAGTTTTATCAGCACTCAGACGTTCCTGTTCAGGAAAACCAGCAGTAGTAATAGACATAGCAGCATCCATAGTGAGCTGAGGCAATGCCATTCCCCAAAAGTCATCGTTAAACCCTCCTGCCTCGTCGTGCATCTTCTTATACTGCGGTGAAGTAAGCAATGTGTTTAGCATGAAGTCAACGCCACGAGGCGCAGCCTTTCCTAACACACCAGGAAGTTTAGCAACACCTGTATAACCTGTAGCTACAGGCGTCAACGCATATAACATCCTATTCACACCTGCCGAAGCTCTTTCCTGAACCGTACCTGGCGTAGTTAGCACACCTTGTGCAGCCAATAATGAAGCATTTCTGGTAACTGAAGATATGTACGCAGCATTCTGCATACCTCTAGTTACAGTACCAGCTTCTCTCGCAGCTTCAAATGCTTTATATGCCTTACCAGTGGTAGGAAATTTTTTGATAGCGGGTACTCTCTTAGCAAGTAATATCTGACCTAGAAATCCTGCAAAGTCTGCTCCAGCTTCAACGATACGGTTCAGATGACCACGCCATTTACCTTCATTGTAATAGTATAAATCCCTATAGGCACGTGTTTCTTCAGCCTTAGGCGTGATTAAACCGTGTTGATAAGGGTCTGTATATTCTACCGCCTTCTCAACAATAGGACTAACTCCACCTGGTCTACCACCTTCCTGTATGAATTTAAGGGCTTGGAAAGGTAATTGGGCAGCACCCATAACAGGTTGTTCTACAAGACTACTAATCCCTCTCGCTGTCCAATACGGTACACCAGCAGGTATCTGCTCGCTAACATTTGCCGATGGAGGAGGCGTCAAAGCAGCCCTGTCTTGTTTCTTGGCAGGTGTCTGTTCATCTGGCGGTGGCGGTGTAGCAAATTTGGTAGTGAAAGTAGAGCCAGTAGAAGCAAAGAATTTAGCCATCTATTCCCTCCCGTATATTCCAGCTCCAAATGCACGTAAATAATCAGGTACGTTTCCTAAAAATCTCCCAACAGCAGGTACAGCCTGACCAATACCACGACCTATGCCATACATAGCTGACTTAGCTCCTAAGAACGGTAGATATGGTGCCATTTGCCATGTAGGCATCTCTCCTTGCATATACTGTTGTACAAATGGATCCTGTTCTGGAGGACGCGCTAAACCTTCTAACATCTTACCTACCTGTTTAGCTCTCTTTGTTCCAGGACTATCAATAAATCCTATATTTGCTTGCCTGGGAGGAGTTGCTTTAGGTTTAGTCTCTCCTTTTTCCCCTTTCTTAGTTTCAGTAGGACTCCATACCACCACAGCCTGATTACCAAATTTCAATATTTCAGGATCCGTTGGCTTACCAGAAATAAACCCGCCAGGAACTTGAAAAACACTCTCCCCACGTTCCTGCGCATAAGTAATAGCATTCTGTTTAGCTAATTCTGTAACATCCGAATTAACTGATTTATCCCTCCCTGTAACAACACTATAAATTTCATCCTGTGCTTTATTATATTTATCCCAATTAAATGTAAATTGCTTTGTCTTAGGGTCATAATCGTTGAAAGCCATAGGATTATAAGCTATCAAATTATTGAGCTGATCATTTGTAAATTGTTGTGCCTTATCTGGACTCATAGGTATAGTACCTTCAACAAGACCTTTATTATACAAGTTACCCCAGTCTACTGGGGGTGCAGATGCTTTAAAAGGTGTACCAAACATACCTGTTTCTCCTTGACCGACAGGAGATAGTTGTCCTTTCGCAGCCAACGCAGGCAATAACGATACTGCCAACGCTTGTTGTCTGTCTCTTTCCTTCTCCTTACGCCCAAAATACCCCTGAAGCCCCGATGCTAACGTCATGAAAGCAGTTTCAGCAGCATCTGGTTGGGTATTGTATTTGGGATTCATTCCTGGTATTGATTGAAATGTTGCTTGTGTAGCCATCTTTTTATCGCCTCCTATCTAAATAAATTTGGGTACGAAGATTGTAAACTTGACCAAGTACTAGGAGAATATCCTTGTGGCGTAGAACTATTATATGGATTAGTTAAATATGATGGAGTTGATGGAGTACCAGAGCTAGCATTTAATAACATCTCCCAAGGAATATTGCCTGCCATATTAGACATAGACTGCCCATAATAATTAGGAGTTTCAGGTATTTGTTGAGCAGGTACTACTTGTGCGTTAGGCCCTGTTGGCATCATCTGCGAATAATATGGAAACGTCTTAGAGGCATCCTGTACAGCACTAAATTCTAACCCTGAAATATATTGGTCTATAGCTTCTGATTTATCCATATAATCACGTAATACCTTTTGTGTTCCAGATACAGCAGCTTTAGGTCCTAAACCGCTAGATAAACCTGCTTCCCTTGCCAGTTCAACACCACCTCTACGTTCACCACTTCTACCTAAGTAAGATTCATCTAAACCAGTCTGTAGATATTTCTTCATCTTAGGCAGATATTGTTGTAAATATGGTGGAGCTTCACCAGCCATCAAGTTTTGTATCTGTTGCGTATAGAAATCAGACGTCAATTGTAGACGAGGTTCTGTAAATTGATACTGTGGCATCGTAACGACACCACCACCTTCATAACCTCCACCTGATTTCTTATTAGCCATCGCTTGGGAACCTAGCATACCAGCCGTTCCTAAAGCAGCAGCACCTAATATTGCAGTTCCAGTTGCTACAGCCATCTCATCCTCCTTTGTTCAACTCTTTAATGTAATGCGTCTCTAATCTCTTATATCCATACCTCTCATATAATTTACTTACATCTTTACTGCTAGGAGAATAATATGGAGCTATCATAACTAAAGTATCTGCACCCCTCTCCTTTGCGTATAATTCCATTTCTTTCATTAACTTAATTCCAGCAGATGTACCTCTGTGTGCTTGGTTGACATACCACATCAACTCCATACTAGTAATCTTATTCTTATCAAAATAAGACGGTAACACTACACCTGCTATAAGTCCAATTACACCTCCATCTAACGCTACATATATTCTCGGTATGTCTTGTGAAATAGATGAAACAATAATTCCCATTACAGTAGTTTCATCAAAAGATACAGGAATGCTATCTAATGCCTCCTTCTTAAATTCCTGTACTAATTGAAACGTTCCTTCCAAATCATCTATCGTTATCCGTCTAACAGCGATTTCACTCATGGTGTTTTCTTCACTAACGCTTTGACCGCACTCCCATCATATATCCTGATACCAGTGGCGTATGGATCCGTTGTCGCTACTAAAGGTATGCCATAAGTAGTAGAACCTTTCCTGAAACGTAATTTATGGGACGATGATAATGTTTCCATACCTATAGATTCTGTTGACGCAGACTTCCTGATACGTAATCCTGAGTCGCTGTAAGATGTGTACCATGCTTGGATGTCGTATAAATATGCCTGAATATCTGCTGATTCAAATTCACTTGCACAGTAAGCACATGCATATGCATATATCTTGAGATCCGTAACATTTGACCATCCTGTAGAGTTATCATAAGTATAATCTATAGAAACTGTCCCACCGTTTTGAGTATCTGTATATAAGTTGGTCCAAGAACCACCACTCTTATATGCAATTGTAACTGTTACACCACAGGGATCAACACCACCACCAGATGCATACGCCTTTACCCGTGCCTTTACTCTATCAATTCTTAAAGTTTGAGCAAGAGTATGAATTGCAGTAGCTGAAACCCAAAAATATCCGTATGAGTAAGAACAAGTAATGCCATAGCAGGTATCATAATCTTCGTCATAACTATCACCAGCAACCCCAACAGCATAAGTGGGGTACGCAAATTTGTCTAAAGAACAATCATGTGAAGCAGCTAGTATTCCATTTATACTGCTCATACATTCGTCCTGAACCATAACTGACCTGTCACAGGGGAACTAGGATCATCTGTTCTATTTTCAACCACGAATTGTTTTACCTGTTTCTGCGCTATGTCTAAAGTATCAGCCGTCTTTAACGCCACATCACCAGAATCATTGGTTTCCCACAGAACAGCAGCATCTAAAGCCTCTTGAGTAGCTGCCTCACGGGTTATCCTATCCAATAAATCTTTGAGTACTGTTATATTCTCTGGCGTGAAATCAGCAACATCTACAGTCTTCTCAATAGGCATAGTACCTCCTACATAAACGCGGGCATAGGCGTATATAGCCCTTGCAATTCCTTTATCTTGAAATCATACGCATCATTCTTGTATATCCGCAAATTCAACTTACGGCCCATAGCTGTTGACGGGAAAAAACTCTGCCATTTAGTTGAATTATTAGTCAAATCTATAACGAATGAACCACTGGCATTCTCCGTCTCCCAGTCTATCTGGAATGAACCTTCATCAGCATCATGGACACTCATTATATTCTTGAAAACTTTATCCATCAATGGCGTGTCAAAATTCCTGAAACCAAACTTATAAATATATTCTACTGCTGTTTCAGCGTAAGAAGCACCACGCAAGTAATTCATCTTGATTACAAATCCATCAGTAAAATATACCTGTGGATTAGTAACAGTAGTATCTGTCGCTGTGAACGCAACCAGAAGCATAAACCATTGGTTAGCCGTTGATGACACTGAACTGCCGTTAGGATCGGTAGCAGCTGTTTCCCATTTTCTATAGACAACAGTCGTCCCTGCATCAGTATAAGTTAACACAGTTCCTGTTGGAGTCGTTGATAATTCAAATGTATTATCTGCCTTATTCCTGACATAATAAACTATATCATTCAGGAGTCCCGTAGGGAGTGTAGCTGCCGAGAATACGACACGATTAAGATTACTTAATCCATGTCCGTTATCTGTTATCTGCATGTCACCATCGCCCGCATCTCCAACGGTACAAGCCTCCGTCTGCGTGCACAAGGCAGAGGTGGCAGCAGTCCTGGTATATAATACAACATCATCAGTACCAGATAAAGTTTCATTCCAAAATAATTTCTTAAGCGTCAATGCCTTGAGTTCCATAGCAGGTGATACCCAGATACCTGATGTATAAGCACTTATCCAGGCAGCATTGTATGTATTCATCTTTCCAAGTAGCATCTTCATTAATCTCATAGTGTAATATGGAGGAGTATCTGCTGAATCTGAAGAAGACGTCATAGTATATGAATGGGTATGATGTGTAAGCGCCACAGCATGATAACCACCATTACCACCAGTTTGACCTTCTTGCGCTGAGGTACCCGCTAGCCCACCATGTAAATGAGAAGCGTTGGCCGCGGAACCTGTAGCAGGATCACCGTTACCTATCTTCAAGAACATATTATTATATGTGGTAACTGCTGACCAATCTCCACCTGGCGTGCCTGCGCCTGCGTACATACAATAGACATATTTACTACTACCATCCCAAGTACTCTCCTCACCAACTTTCTTGATAAACCTAAACGATACATAATCTAATTCCCAAGTATCTAAGCTAGTGGATGATGAAGTACCAGAACAAACGTGATTATGGATACCATTAGCACAATCACCACCGCCATCTGAATTAGTATAACTGTTAGTAGAACTTGAAGTAATTGAATATGTATGGGTATGGCTATGGAATGTGGCAGAATTTAAACTAGTAGCACCTATCCTGATATAATAACCTATACCTGTAACTACCTGTTCCCAACCTTCAGGAGTTTCATCCTGATCATACATGACTATAGCACCATCTGGGAATGCCGTAGCAGTACAAGAACTAGCTTTAAATATCCTAAACTGGATATACCTAGGTTGTGCATAACCTGTAGCAGACGTGCCTGTAATAGTGTGTTCATGGTTTCCACCAATACATTGTGGGTTATCATCTCCAGCATTTGCATTACCAACGTTGGATGTAGCAAGATTACCCGCAAAGGTATGAGTATGCCCAGCACCTCCTCCAGTCGTAGCAGCAGTACTGGAAAACATTATAAATTTACCATTCAATGTTGACGTAATATCTACCCACCCAGTTCCAGGTGAAGTAGATTCATTATCCCATAATATACAGATATCATCTGGTATGGTATTAGGCGCTGAATCCCCACCTATCTCCAGATATGGTTCGTCCTCAGTACCGCCTATGTATGTATCTGTCGCAGTTCCTGCTGATAAATCACTCTTCTTCTGTAACGAATAGTATATGTCCGTATTCTCTGCCTGATAGACATAACCATTCTGGGAATCACCATAGAACAAATCACCTTTCTCATCCTTACCAATCTTTGAACCAAAACAGTTAGCGTCTATAGTATCATAGCTTAGAGCTTCACGCTTAAAATTATAACGCATAACCCTGTTATGGTAAGTTGTAGCTAAAGTCTTATCAGTATAAGCAGCCAAGAGTATATTATTGTTGAAATGAGATACTACTTCATTATAATCAGCAGCCAGTATGCCTTCCGTATCGAATTCATCTATGATAGGTTTAGAAAAGGTACCGTTGAATACATACCAATGATCCCAACCGAGATAAATGATTCCCATAGGTGTCTGCGTAATAGACCATGGAGCAGGACAACCATTCCATGATACTGGATCTTCAGCATACCAGGTTGTAGGATCTGCCGTGCTGGCAGATGATGTAATATATAATTTACGGATAGTATTCTTCTTCACACAACACATAACTCCAAGTTGAATAGGTATCCCTGTAATCTCATCATTATCATCAGGATTAACATCCATATAATCTGTGTTAGTAGTCTGCTGAATATAGTGAGGCAGACCAACGTTGGAATAATAGATACGACTCTGATTGTTTAAATCACCAGAGATAAATAACCTCTCTCTATGCGATTGGAGAAGGAATCCTTTAGGCATATCATCTGTAACAGCAGGATAAGCTGCACCTAAACTGCCATCAGCAATATCATCTACGTATGTAGTAGTCGTATTATCAGCTATTGTAGCAAGCAATTTTAAATCGCTACCACCACCTTCAACCCGATATATCTTACGATTGGTAGTACCAACAGGCCCAGTAGGTATGTTACTCAAAGTTACTTTCCTGTTATCTGCATCTGTAGTAACAGTATTAGAAACCGCGCCACATACGTAAGCATCAGCATCAATCGTAACAGCATAATAATACGCAGCTCCCGAATCAAGGTTCGACCCTCCTGCGGTTAAGACAGCCTTGCAAGCACCTAGCTCCCACGTAACATTACTGCTAGTACCATCATAACACCACGGATTATCGTAACCGTTAGAGACTATCATTATATTCTTATAAGTTACGAAAGATGAACGCTTGCCTGTAGTTAAACCAGTCCTGATACTAGTAAATGTTCCTGCACTATCATCTCCGACATATGCCACTGTACCATGAATCATGATCCACTTAGTCACACCACCAGCATAGAGCCTGTATAAGTTCATTACAGCTCCTGTACCTTTCGAAGATGAATTAAAATACGTGAGTCTAGCACGCTTGGTAACAGTTCCAGGTTCTTCCTCGAACCTAGTATTCTGCGCTATCTCAACCCACCTATTCTGTAGTTCCAAGTCCTCTACCTTACTGTTCATGCCAGGCAGAGTTTTAAGATACCATGGTTTTACTTCAACGTCTAGAGCCATATTTCCCCCACTATATATTGTAGATACTCTTCATTATAATATCATCATCCTCGAATTGTATATTCTGTCTCAATGCAAAATACTCCTGCATCTTGGTATTATATTTCTGCCATGCATTGTTAGCCTTATCATTGAAACCTCTAGTCTCCAAGCCTGTAGCAACCACATATTCAACCATACCTTGTTGTAATAACTCTGGTATGTAAGCAGGACTGTCACCATCGGCAGACAGGTCTGTATAATCTTTTCCATAATAGACACTCAAATAACCTGAACCTGCATTAGTGCTATTAGGCTTAACATATAGACCTAGCGTTCCATTACGTTCATACTCAAAATAATATTGACTAGGGACACCTGCTGCTGCATTCTTCCAACCAGGATGTAATACATCTAATGCCTGCCTGGTGGTAGGATCTAACTTAACCCAAGTAGTACCATTCTGGTAGAGGTAACAGTCTGTAACGGAGATAATCCCTGTGAAGTATGAAGATAAAGTATACTCACTAGTACTCGCTACCGTAGCCATAGTACCAGTAGTCTGGATACACCTAGTCTTATACGCTACGTCATGGCCAGCATCATTTATCCAATTGTTGAGTTCGGTATCAGTCCAGAATGAAGATGTAGTTTCCATCAGTTTCTTGCGTATCAAATCCCTGATTCTTGTCCTAATCATTTTAAATCTCCTTGTATCTTAAACTCCCACACATCGGGCAACCAGTACTAATTGTATCATATCTAACATAATCATCTATAGCAAATGCTTTAACCACACCAGTAACTCCTGTAAACGTTGTGGAACTCACCCCTGTATAAGCAAAAGGCATCATCCCACTACCATTAGTAGCATGAATATAAGCTGTTCCAGTTGTGGGAAAACCTGTCGTTGAATCAACGTTGATTGTCGTATCACCGATAGCTACCGCCACCGATAACTGTGTATAATATCTGGAATAACCATCTCCAGCCCTTGAACCATCCCTATCAACTACATCCCTGTCTGTATTACAGACAAACCCACAATGACCACAACGTACGTAGTGATGGTCTGAATATGTAGGATGTTCTGCATTCTCACCCCATGTAATAGAATCTGAACGGATCGGTTCTCCCATTATCTTCCTCGTCTCAATTGTTCCACATTAGATACTGTTGGATCGTTGGGTTCCAACTGACGCCTTAAGTATTTCCAACGTTCTATCTTATGCGCATTCTTCTTCTCCCACTCGTATTGTTTCCTGACTGCACCAGGATGCTTATCAGGAGCATGCATCTCATCATAAGTAGGCATACCATCCTTTATCTCATTCTCCAGTTGTTTAGCCATATTGGAGACTTTATCCTTATCTGAACTACTCAAATTGCGCGCCCTATTCTGGTGCAAAGCTGTATCAATCTGGTCTACCTGCCTCTTAAGAGTCACCTTGTCAACGCTTGCTCTGGTACCTTGACCATACTCACCAGACTCAGCATCCCTGATAGTAGCCTCTAATTCCTTCTTCTCCTGTATTAAATTCTCTCTCTCCGACACAGATAATATATATGGGTCTTTCTGTCTCTTCGGAGGTACAAACGGATTATCCATAAATCCTCCTTGGTGGGTGGGAGTTAAGTGAAACACCTATTGTATACAGTAATTTTCTGTAATGTCGTGTCACTACTCCCACCCAAGGTTGAACTACGATAATGCTTCAGACAAACCTAAATCTGTAGCTGTCTGGTCAGATGCACCAATACCTAAACCATAGTAAGCACCACCAGTACCTAAATCAGTGATACCAACCATGATTGGCATATAGAGTACTACCACACCGTCAAAATCAGTAAGTGCTTTAGTATTTGTGAAAGCAGTAGTCATAGTTGTAACAGCACCTGCTGCGGTAGGTGTGTTGATAAACATACATCTGTCAAACAACGTGAAACCTAATAGACCGTCATCTTCAATAGCAACCATCAGGTTTCCTGCTGCACCAGCACATTTCAAGAAGATACATTCTTTGAATATGTTATCCCTGGAATCACCAGCAATGTCTAACTCAGCAGCACCGCCAGCAATTGTATCTAACCCGATAACGCATTTCTCAAATGTATTCTCTTCTGCGCCGTTTAATCTCATACCATACACGCTAGCAGTTCCTCTCTGTGTATCAGACCCTAAACCTTGGACGTTAACGTTGTAGAAGTAATTCCTATCACCAGTAACTTCCAATGCGTTGTATGATGTAGCATCATCAACACCCTGCCATATGGTTAAGTTAGCAAATATACAACTATTTCCTGATAGGGTTATTAACCCAGTCACGCCTGTTGCTGTGCTTGTCTGTGCTATACGTGCACGCTTGCCTATCATGGTTGGAGAAGAAACACCAACAAGATGTGTCAAACTCTTAGACCATGTCAAAGCTGAAGATAAGTAGCAAGTAGTACTCGCTGAGGTATTACTAGAAGACAACAGATATACTACATCATTCTGGTTCTCAGTACATAGGTTATATGCAGCTGCGAGCGTTGCCTTAGCTGACTCAGGACTCTTACCGTCATTACCATCACTACCAGTGCGCGGGTTAACAAAGTAACAATTACCTTGTGTCATTATACCACCAGCACCAACAACAGGTACTCCAAAACTTGATATCCCATGAGGGAAATTTGTTAAACTCATTTAATCCTCCTTGTTTCAGTATCAACTCCCTGTCTTAAAACTCGCATGAGCTGACGTGTGGAATCTAACCACACCTTACACGGCACTACAGGTGGAGAGGGCTTTGAGTTACCCTCCCCACCGTCTACTAGACTATGTTACATTGTTGCCGTAGATCCACTGCCAAGATGAGAAGCCATAGCTGTATCTTGTGTAGGTAGACCATTTGCTCACATATGTATCGAAGTCTTTGTCCTTATTGAACTCAACAGGTACCCTGTCAAACCACTTCAGGAACATCTTTGCATACCTGGAATCAATGAGGAACCAGTTGTTCGTATCGGATAGATAATCCCATACAATCACCTTGTAGCGACCTGACCAGAAGTTGGCAGTGTTATTAGCAGTGCCTACTTCCTGTTTGGTTTGCGTGAGTTCCCAAGCAGTCTGCTCGAGTTCTGGCGGAACCAACAAAAGATCGCCTTGGGCGTTGATTAGATTATCTGTATCGTCCATATAGTCTCTCATTGCTAATCTTGCAGCAGCGAGAGATGTCTTGGACAGCGCTGACGTACCACTATTGGACTGTGTTGCACTTGTCCCGTTGAAGGTATGTGCAGACGCACAGAGAGCATAGGTATCTCCACCAGCAAATATCGTTGTTGAAAACGCATTATTGAAGATGGATGCACCATGTTTCTCTCTGGTTCTCTTAGCGACCAACGCTAGAGATTGAGGACGCTTGTTAATGACACTGTATTGATCATCATCAACTAACTTCCTCTCTATCTTTATACCCTTTACCCACTCTTTGTGAGTATAAGATACCCTGTACTGACCTGAAAAATCACTGTATCCTATTGTCCCAGTGAACTCCTCTAAGTCACCCAGGCCCCCGAGAGCGTAATCGTATTCAACTGCCTTCGTGGATTTCTCCATTCCGTACACTTTATCGATCTGGCTATCGGGTTGTCCGTACTCATCCATGAAAATCTTGCGTAATCCTGGATCAAGCAGATACCCAAAATTTTCACTAGCAACAATACCCATTTAAAACCTCCGTTGTTATTCTTGAACTCCGAAGATATGATCTTTCAATAACAGATCATAGTACACCTTCGGACCGTTGCCACCCTTTACAAGATGTAGATTATCAAGATTATAATGCACACTTGGCTTCATAATCTCTAATCCTTGATCCCTGTCAATATAAGTTTGAACTACTCTGATATTAGTAGCTTCATTCAACTGTGACTGCATGTTGCCTGAAGATACTTTAATAGCAGTAGCTTCTAAATTCAAACTATATTGATAAGGAGGAACAATCAAACAGCATGTATCGGATCCATCACCAGTTGTTACCAATGCAGTATCCATCGTTGCACTGCCTGATGCTGATGCAGTCAATAACCTCAAACTTCCTTTAACACCAGCTTTGGTGAGAGGGAAGTATACCCAACAACCATCTAAATCATCTTCCATCGAAGCGATAGTAACAGTTGTGGTCGAAGTTGATGTGATTGCAACATCATCAGCTGCCGCAAAGGATTGCTCTGTAAGATATACCGCAAAAGGGTTAATAATCGCCTTCACATAGCATGGGCCTGTGGTAGTTGAATACCCAGCAGCCACGCTTACTGAAGATGCTGTAGTAACAGTTTCAAGCGATACACCTAACGCATCAATACAGCTATTGGCAGGAGTCCCACTATATGCAGTTACAAATGACCTGGATTCATCAGTACCAGAATCTGGATCAGTAGTACCTAGCATAATAAACTCACCAGCAGCTATCGTTGCAGCGTCATATACAGGAACATCTTTCATGATGATCTCTGCATGTGTTAAATCATAATGATACTTAGCCATTGTAAATCTCCTTTTCTATTTCTCCCTATAAGCAGATGATTCTACAATCTTCTGCCACTTTGGTTTTTTAAATGGTGCATACGGATGATTGTTAAGGACACTGCCACCAGAGATATCATATTGGAACGGCAAACCACATTTTCTACAACGGTAACGCAATCTGGTTGGTCCAACGTTTTCCACATAGCGGACAGCTTCACTTTCACAAACAGGGCAAGTAAGCTTACCCCTAAACGCACCTTTGTTCATGCCTCTTGGCATACTACTTGTTCTGATTAACAGTCCCATCACGCCTCCTATTTCTTCATGTGTTTAATGTAATCATCTTCAGTTAAACCCATAGCTGCTGCCACAGATTTCTGTTCTGGCGTCAACTGGGTACCCTTCGGAACATTAGACACGGAAGACGTGCCTGCCGCGCCCAAGCCCTGTATCTGCTCACCACGCTTAATCTTATCCAACAACTTCGTTTGGTTTTCAGCTATGATCCTATCTACATATTGGCCTTTAACAGCAAAGTAAGCTGTTTCAACAATCCTTGGTGTAGAACGTTGATTCAACGGTAATCTATTCAAATATGTCTTAACTTCTGACCTATAGTTCATATAGTCTGGAAATTTCTTGATAGCTTCATTCTCCTGAGTATCAAGTTGCATATTTACGCTATCATACCATTGAACAGCCAATTGTAATTCAGTCTGCATAGCTTTCCTAGGATCAGTTTCCCATAAGGTATCCAATTGCCTAGCAACGTCGTTCTGTTGAGACACTTGTGGAGCTGCCTGAACAGGAATAGGATTACCGTATGCGTCATAATGAACCTGGGTTCCGACCGTAGCTTTAAGCGCATCAAGCTGGGCTTGGAGGGCTTGCCGTTTCTCCCTCTCTTCATGTAAAGCTGTAATAGGAACTGTCTTCTGCTCATTATCAGGTTGAGCGCCTGAAGCACCTGATTCCGCCCCAGGTGTAGGCGTTGCACTGCCTTGTCCCGCAGCGTTAGGATCCTGTGCTGGGTCAGGATTTACTACTCCAGCATTAGGGGTTTCTACCATAACTTCCTCCCATTGCAGTTGATACGGTCAACTGAGCCGAACAGGGAAATAGTCCCTGGGCTATGATTCTCTATCTATAACATCCTGTGGAATATTCTTAGCTTCCTCCAGGAAGGTTATACGACTCTGATACCTGACTAACTGGTCAGGATTACAAGACTTCAACTGACGGATAGTACTCTCAATACGAGCATCTATTTCTTCGCAGTATTCCTTCCATAATATAGTCTGTATTAACTCCTTAGCACTCCTCTTATCCATCATCCCTGCACCTCACCCTCTTGTGGAGGAACACCTAACATCTCCTCCTTGATGGCAGCAGGATCAGCACCTTCAGCTATTCTCTGTCTTATCAACGCCTGTTCCTGTGGGCCAAGACCGCCTTGTGATAATGGCTGTTGAGGTACTATTAACCTATTGATATCCTTGAATCCCATCAATTCAGCAATACGCTTGTTAATCTCCTGTCTGTTAATCGTTGGATCTTGCATGGTAATTTCCTTGAACCTGATTAACTGGCCTACCTGAACTTCCTTGTTCATAGTCTCTGATACACCCGTTGGTATGAAGAATACCTTAGCCTGTATCTCCTCTGGCGTTATCCTGACTGGTTGCAACTCACCACCCTTGCCAGTAATCAATACCCACTCCTCCTCAGTCATGAACTGCTTGAGGTTGGAGAAAAAGAACATAGCTATGTTCTGTATAAAGTCTAACTCCATCTTCCTCAACACAGGCCTGAATCGCATACCTGCTGCGCCCTGTAACATCTGGATACCTAATGCCGTCCTGTGCGCACCTTCCTCACCAGGCATAAGATGAGCTGTGGCACCTGTGGCTTCCCTGAAGTCATTCTTGGCTAATTCCTCTTCCTTGTATGAACTGGCAGTAACATCAGGAGTATCCATCCAACGCATAGACAATTGTGTATCTGATACCTTATGCCATTTGCCTGGCTGGGATACACCTAACTTCTTAACATTGATTAAAGGATCATTGCCGTTATAGCAACCCTGCTTGTTAAGCACAAGGTCAACGTTATCCAAGCGTTGGTTAACTAACTTATTCAACCTTTCCTGCGTTGAATATCCTATCTGACCTATCCCAACGCCGAACCATGACGGCTTGGTATCTTCAAATAATTTAACCTTGCAATATGGAGGCATCTGATGGTTATATGGATTTGGTATCCCGCGAATCTTGACTGCCCTGTTAATAACTATAATCCAGTACGGTACTGCTTTCTTGGTTGCAACTTCTTTATCTTTATCATATGACTCATCCCACGGTCCCCAATATTCAAGTATCTCATATTCATCCCAAGGCTTGGTCTGATAAATCTTAGCAGCATCCTTGGTCTTAAATACAGGCGTTGAATTAAGAGCTTCCTCAATCTTGCTCGTATCCCAGTTAGGATTATCCTGCAAGTTCTTCAGGAACTCTGCATCACAGAATCTCCTGCGTATGAGAGGCAAACCATCATTGACAGATAACTTTGCAGGGTGAGGAAACATCTCAAAGAAACTGACGAACTTGGCGTCAGGCCTGCTCTCCACGATAGTATTATATCTATTACCAAACTCATCTACCTGCCACCCGCGCTTGACTAACCATGACCCTCCATCGATATATCCTGTGCCATACAAGGTGCATTGGGATAACATAGGTAGTGCTTCACCTTGCACATCAGCTACCCTGAAGCTATGCTGAAGCAACCCTTTAATCCTCATACCTTGTTCTTCAGGGGTATCACCCTCAACATGAACATCCAGAGGTGCATCTGTAGGGAAGAGGGCTGTAAATAATCTTGGAGTAATAGTCTGTTCACCTTCAACCATGATAGGAACGTGGACATTATTCTGCCAAGGTTGACCTCTCTTAGCAGCCTTGTTAGTCCAAGCCTCGTAAGTCTTCTCTGCCTTGTCAAACCGTTCCTTGTGGAATTGTTCATATCGATTGAACTCACTCGTAACAAACTCTACCATCTTATCTTTCTCATTTTCCATTCTTCTCCTCCAAGACTATAATACTACATTCTCTACAAACCCAAACAGGTTTATTATATTTGGTAATCTTCTTCTTAACTTGCACAGTGTGATGTTTACAATTCGGACATATAATATCAATTCTATATTTAGCGTTTACCATTTTGTCTCAATAGTTCTTTTACGTCTGATTTAATTTCTGACAAATCATCTGCTGTCTGTTTATGCAACACAGCACACATTTCCTTAGTGACATATTTGTATTCAACATCTTGCTGAAATTTTGCATTACTTTTCATATTAATTCCCATCAATACTAATGTTAACCCTAATATTCCACCGCCAATAAGATATTCCATAGAAATCTCCTAAAATCCAACGTTATCTGTCAAAGGACCATTTATATTAACAGAACCATCCTGATTAAATCTAGCTACTTCCATACCTTTCACCCAAAACTCTAACCTATCATTCTGATAAACAATATATGTAGTGCAGGGTCCTCCTTGTATACTGCTTGAACTGCTAGCTGAACTACTCCTAGATGAACTTGATGAACTTACCGATGAACTAGACGATCTGCTAGAACTGCTAGATGAACTTGAACTCCTTGAAGAACTTGAACTACTACTCCTAGAACTTGACGATGAACTTCTGCTTGATGAACTTGATGAACTTACTGAACTAGAACTTGAACTACTACGTGAACTGGAACTAGAACTAGATTTACTGGAACTAGAGCTAGATGATTTACTGGAACTAGAGCTAGATGATTTACTGGAAGATGAAGATGAACTTGAACTTGATTTTGAGCTACTAGAAGATTTTGAACTTGAGCTTGAACTAGATTTAGAACTCGAACTAGACCTACTAGAACTGGATGACGATGACCTAGAACTAGATGACGATGAACTACTTGAGGAACGCGAGCTTGAACTAGATGAACTGCTCCTTGAACTTGAACTCGAAGATGACTTTGAACTACTGGAACTAGATGAACTACTCTTTGAACTTGAACTAGAACTGGACTTACTAGATGAACTTGAACTCGAAGATGACTTTGAGCTTGAACTACTAGAACTCTTTGAACTACTCGATGAACTTCTAGAACTAGATGAACTTGATTTGCTAGATGAACTTGACGAACTAGAACTAGATTTACTCGAAGAACTGGAACTCTTGGATGATGATGATGAAGACGACTTACTAGATGAACTTGATGAAGATGAACGAGAACTCGAACTTGAAGACCTTGAACTAGAACTAGAACTTGATTTGCTAGATGAACTTGAACTCCTCGAAGAAGAAGAAGATGATGATGATGATGATTTGCTAGATGAACTTGATGAAGACCTACTACTACTCGAACTAGATTTTGAAGAACTTGATGAACTTGATGAACTTGATTTACTAGAACTACTGGAACTAGAAGAAGATGATTTACTGCTTGAACTTGATTTAGATGAACTTGAACTAGACCTACTTGATGAAGATGAAGACCTAGTAGATGATGATGAACTAGATCTACTTGATGATGAACTTCTTGAACTCGATGAGCTTGATTTGCTGGAACTACTGGAACTGCTTGAACTGGATTTACTTGAAGAACTTGATGAACTTCTAGAAGAGGAACTACTGCTTGATTTAGAAGATGAACTACTCTCAGATGATGATGATGAACTAGAGCTTCTGCTACTTGATGATGATGATGATTTAGATGATGAAGATGAAGACGATTTACTTGAGCTACTAGATGATTTAGAACTACTTGAACTTCTAGAACTAGAACTTGATGATGACTTAGAACTAGAAGAACTGCTTGATTTAGAACTACTTGAACTCGATGAAGATTTACTGCTTGATGATGATTGACTACTACTTGAAGATGAAGAACTGGAACTTCTACTACTTGAACTCGATGAGGATGATTTACTACTGGATGATGATGATGATTTACTTGAGCTACTTGATGAACTAGAACTCCTACTACTCGATGACCTTGATGAACTAGATGAAGAACTAGATTTAGATGAAGATGAAGACGATCTACTGGAACTAGATGAAGATGATTTACTGGAACTAGATGATTTAGATGAACTGGATGATGACTTAGAACTTGAAGAGGAAGAAGATTTACTGGAACTACTGCTCCTAGAAGAAGATGATGAAGACGAACTACTTGATTTAGATGAACTCGAACTGCTTGAACTTGAGGATTGACTGCTACTGCTAGAAGAACTTGATTGGGAAGAAGAGCTCGAAGAACTAGAAGAAGAACGCGATGAAGACGAACTGCTCCTAGAACTCGAGCTCGAACTGGATGATTTAGAACTAGATGATGATTTAGAACTAGAACTACTGCTTTTGGAACTAGAACTTGAACTAGAACCTTCAGTTACATCACAATGGATACTTATTGCTACACCACTACTTGAAGAAGCATCTGTTGGATTAGTAGGATTCTCATAGTTATTACTCGTATCCTCCCATCTTGTACCAGTAGGTGTCGAACCCTTAATATCTAACAAAACTCCAGCACTACCATCATGAATCAACATTAAGTAATAACTCACAGCATTAGTAACCGAAGGTATCCCAGAATCCCCACTCCAAGTAAAATCCCACCACTGTAGTGTCCCAGAAACAGATGTTGACATAGATACACCATTAGTTATTATAGCTTCAGTTGAGGCCAAAACTATAACAGCCTTTACATTAATAGTACCAGTAGTCGAGCGCTTACAATAAGCAGAAACTCTAGCTACCTCGCCAGTTGCGTTACAAGTATATTGACCACCCAGAAGGTCATTATTCTGCAAATATAATGCTGTTGTACCTTCTACTTCACTTCCCCATGTAGCCATTTATATATTCTTCTTTTGCTCCTCAATAATAGCTTCAACAAATTGATTCATAAGATACCGATTTTCAAATGGTGCATGAACATGAATCTCCCCATCCTTAGACATAGTAACCATCATATGTGGAATACCATCTTTACATAACATACATTCATATTTTTTCCTATCCAATGATTCTTCAACCTTTACTAACGGATCCTCAAACTCTACTTCTCTTGCTGGACTTGTGAAGTCTTCCATCTATTCTCTCCTGTCTTCTTTTCTTACCCCGCTTGCTAAGTTCTTTAGCTAAACTAGGCCAATACGAACGTATCAGCTTCTCTAGTCTTGGAGTAATGGATATACCAGCTCCGCTACGATCTAAAGCGTGAGTCTCCCACGCAATCGAATTGGTGGGATGAAAATGGCATACCCGTATTGGTTTAATTGCCCTCTGATACCTTGGTATATATCCTGAACAGCCCACATTAAAAGTGTGATCCAGTATAGTGACCCTGTCCTTATACTGTGGCTGGGAAAGTATTTTATTGATCGTAGGTTCTTCCTTACTCTCATTATTTAACTTTATATGATTAGCAATCTCATCAACCATGTCCTGAGCTGACTTGCGCCAGAATATGCTTCCTCCGTTGAGCTTAGGCCTGCTGTAACATGATATACCCACATCCTTGAATTCAGGACAATCAAACCATACGTTCTGCCACGCATCCAAGTCATGCGACCATACCACATCCACATCCTTCAATACTACCTGGGTAGCAAATATCTTGCTACCAGTAAAGCAACTGTCATTAAGATTAGCAGTTTGAGTAGTAACATTGTTATGCTCCATTTCAAAGTTAGCCAGGATAATTAAATCCTTCCTATCCCAGCCTAAATCAAGGCTATTGTCTATCTGAGCCTGAATTAACTTCTTCAACTCATCTAAACTACACTTGCCATCCTTACGATAATTTGCCACTATCAAATTCTTCATAATTAAAGTTCTTAGACACCATAGCACTGCCCCAACGTTTGCCTTCATTGGCGACATATCTTCCGCCAACTAGATTCAACAGAGACACCACAGCGTTCCTCTCCTGCGTATACTTCCAATTCTTATATTGATATCTTTTACCTGTGTGCGGCTTATGATTATCCACCATTGTGCAATACTCACTACCAGTCCATAATATCTTACAGCCTGAGTGATAAGCCCTCATCAGCAAATCCTTATCATCAAAACCATAGCCTATCAGATCTTCATCATAACCGCCTAGTTCGATGAAGTCCTTCCTAAACATCCCTATACGCCCACGATTTCGCCTGCGTCCCTTGACTATGATTATCTTGCCAGGCATCTGATTAGCTAACTGGTTTAATTTCTCGGCAAATCCCTGGTTGATAAAATGGTCTGCGTCTATGTTATAGACTATATCACCTTTGGCTAACTTGAATGCTATATTACGTGAGTGCGACATGCTGTAATATTCAGGCTCATCTGTCTTGTAGTAATTAACTATTCCCTTGTCTATATAAGGCTTGAGGTCTGAGATAGCCCAAGTATCTAAATCATCCTTGCTGTTGTAGTTCAGTAGTACAAACTCCAAGTTAGGATAGTTTATATTGTCCTCTATGTTCTTGATATAGGTTTCCTTGAGCTGTGCCAATCTATCCATACAAGTAGTACATATTGAAATCTTATAGTGCTTCTTGATCTTAACTGGCTCGAGCGTGGTATAAGTGGGAGTGTAATACTTATCCCATAACTCTGTTTTTATTATCTCTCTTAGTCTCATACGAAGAACACCATAAGGTTATTTAATATATACCCTGGCGCACCATTGTAACGCCAGGTCTTATAGAGTTTCCTGGTATCCTTGACTGAATATTTAGCACCCTTTAACGCCAGCTTGCCAATCCAGTATTCCTTTGGTTGCCTGTTCAAGTGATATCTGCCACCTGCCATAGAAGCAGTCAGTACAATCATCCTGGTAGCATGCTTGATAAGGTTATCTATGAATATGTCTGCCTGTTCCTCAACCAGATGCTCTGCCACTTCCACAGATAACACACAATCCCACTGACCTACATCCATAGGTTCTCCTACATCGCCTGTATGAACATAAGTCTTCATCAGTTCTGGTATAGCTTCTTCAATAGTATCATGCAGTAAATCATAGCCTAGTACTTCAGTAGTCCCTCCAGAGATAGCGCCCTCTAGATAAGAACCTAATCCACAACCTAAATCAAGCATAGAAGTGACTTTATAGAGTTCAGCCAGGGACTTGCCCAGCTTCATCTCCCACTTACGCATATTGTTATGCCTTGCCCAGTAGTTGTATTTGCCGTAGAGGGTTTCGGGTGAAGTCAGGTATAGCACCTCACGATTTAATACCTTTAATTTATTCCTGGCTTGAGAATAGAGAGTATTCCAACAAGCCTGTTCAGATTTAAGTTCCTGTAGTATCTTCTCTTTCATAGTTTATGGAATGATAGGTTCTTCTCTTTCTTCAATATCACAGTCAATCCTGCACGCGCGGCCGTGTACGGGAATGACATGGAATACACATCGCTCCTCTTCTCAATATCCTGCCTGCACTTGTAGGTATCATATTCCCTGGTCTTCTTCAGGTACTTCTTAAATATCTTATCTGGTATATACATATCATGGAAGAACGCCATACCGCCTGGAGCCAATCTCTCGAGGAAGAACTCTGCTTCCTTGCTGACCACAGCATAGGAATGATTGCCGTCTATGAAAGCAATAGCTGGAGTATCCTTGAAGTGCTTCATAAACTTGAATGACTTGCAGTGATATTTGTGCATCATCTCATGTACAAGACCAGTCTTGGCAAACCAATCCCATTTGCCTGTAGATACATCACAAGCATAATGCCTGCGCCTAAACATCAAAGCCCACTTAGCTAACACAGCAGTAGATTCACCTATGCCTATTTCAACGATACATCCTGGTATATGGCTCAACACTACTTCAACCAACCTGTCCATGATAATCCAGTTAGACATATGAGATGGACGCCCAAGATAACCATCTAATACAGCTTTATGTATCGAAGTATAACCGTTAGTGTTATAAGGCCTGCAATTATCCAATTCCTTGCATACTTCCAAGATACGAGGTTTCTTCATAGCTTCAGCCAGAGCAAAGCATAATGACTGGTTACCTACGAATAACTTGCACCCTGCTATAGCCTGAGCTATTTCCAAAGCTTCACCGCAAAATATACGTTTAGGAGAAAAACCCCACTCCTTGCAGAATTCATTGTATTCAACATCCGTTCCTATAAATCCTGTATTATTATAATCTTTAAGTAATTTATAGTCTAATTCACCATGATAATGGCTAGTTCTATTGATTATTACGTCGGTGCAGACAACTGGTTTTATATCAAGCCAGGGATATACAGCATTGACTGTAATACCTTGCCCTTCAGCATGACATTTCACCAGATGCCAGGCAGGATTCTTAGCATATACTTCTCTGTACTTATCTAAATCTATGAACTCACCCGTAGGCTTGCCTAACTTAACATCAGTAATATAGCTCTGCGATTTAAGGAGAGTTTCCAATGCGTTGTAATGTATCTTCTTACCCAAATACAGCTCACCACCGCCCATTACCTTGATTGTAGGCAGGGCATAGATTATGTCACCTCTTGCACCGCTATGATAGAATGTTTTCAATTGTCTCCACCCATTTCTTTGGGTCAAGGTTTACCCTGGCCCAATCTTTGGCATACATGCCCATCTTATGCCGATACTCCTCTTTACGTTGTAATAGTTTTATGGCATACAGGTAGGCATCGTAATCAATACAGTAAAACCCTGTATTACCATGTATAATTCTATCCTTAGTACCATCCCTAGGCTCCGATAGAACAGGAAGTCCAGCAGCTAACGCTTCAGCTACAGTCCTAGGATACTGATCTCTCCACATATTTGAAGTCCTATATAAATATATATGCCCACGTGATAAGAATTCAGTTACAGGCATACTATCCCACTTATGGAATATCATCCGTGGATTGTTAGGAAAGGCTTCAGCTAATTCCTTATGTGCTTCCATGAATTCAAATCTGGTATTATCCGTATCTTTTAACAACCTCTCATAAAACTTAACATCTAATTCTTTAGCTACATTCTTCTGCCAGATATGTATCTTATCTCCACTACCCACCGATTCCTTAGTTGTATATTTTCTATAATCAGGCACACAATGTTTTAAGATAACAAGAGTATCTTTATCTCCTCTCTTATTCACACATACTTCTACAAATCTGTTCAAATCTATAGCACCATATAACACTACCAACTCAGTATCCTCAAAACCCACAGCATCCCTGGCAAACTCATCCCTCTTCTCCACATTCTGGAATATAATAGCTTTAACCTTCCTACTCTTTGCTAACCATTCTGCTTTAGGCAGAGTGCCATTACAATAATTGATGCTGATAATAAGAGAGGATACTTTATCAACTAGAGGATGAGCAGATTTAGCAAAATCCCATATACAATCATTGGCGTAAAATAAGAGAGGCAAACCCATGTCCATACTTTTTACCATACCATCCTGGAATGAATGAGGCATAATCTTCAACCCGTTATTCTTATAATTATCATGCACCGAACCCCAAGGATAGAGATTAACGTTCCATCCTGATTTCTTGAACAAAGAAGCAATAGTACATAACGACTGTTCTCCCCCGCCAGCAGTGTTCAGGTTCCCTAACATATTAATAGTATGTTTTGGCTTACGTTCCTGTATTTCAATTATTGATGGTTCCTTAACCCTTTTCTTAGATTCCTGCTTGAGATACGTATAGATATTACCCTCATAGTATTTCTCAATAGCTCTTATAACATCTTTATGAGTAATAGAGTGCATACACGCTTGAACAGTCTTACCATCTATAGTTACTGTATGATCGCATAAACTCTCATTATGTTTAGGATCTTTTGGCAATGGTACAACCCTAGCTCTCCAACAACCACCATCATCACAGCAATTCCAAACACCGTTAGTATGCAATATCTGATGACCACAATACCAACTCCATGTAGTAGGTTCCCTGCCACCAAATACAGCAACACAAGGCTTACGCTCATCATTCCAACGAGGAGGTACAGATGCAGATAAATGGAGTAGAGCTGATGGGCCACAAACACATCCATCGGCATGATAGACAAGTGAAAAGAGACCACGAAGGTCTTTATTAAACTTATCAGTTAAATCAATAACATTATCTAATTTATCATTCAGGAGGTCTGATTTGCCTATAGTTACAAATCTTATCTTACCTTCAAAATAATCTATAACTTTCTGGAACTGTCTCCAGTCCCATATCTTTGCGGTGCAATCCCTCTTACCACCTGGAGCCACTACCCAATATTTATCTAAACCATACAATTCTTTAATTAAGTTATGTGCCTTCTCTTCATCAGTCAAATGTATATCACCGCGCTGGCGAGAGAACTTCTCACACATATGCCTATATTTAGCCCTCAAAGATATAAATGGCTCTCTAGCTTTAGTATTCTTCTCAGGATCACCTAAGCTAGGATCCCCAACACTACCGTTAGCGAATATGGAACAAAAGGTACCGATATCCATAGGTAATGGTTTATGCAAATCAGCCACGGCAATCATATCAAATAAGAACATATTTGTATAATGTATGGTGGCATTATTAACGTTACCTATAGCTGGATAACCAACTTTATAATTTTCAACACCTTCACCTTCCCGAAGATCAGGATTAATATAAGGATTATTTTTAAAAACATCTGGATGATTACTCTTAGCATTAATCTCTATGACAGGGAACAATAATTTAAAATCACGTATCCCTGCTGAAAACATGATTGCGTCCCCTAAAGCTCTAGTATGTTCAAATACAATTTTACGCACCATCGAATATTATCCTAAACCCATATGCAGCCACACTGGACGAACTGCTGCTGATACTGATTGAACTCCTGCTACTTGAACTCGATATACTGGACGATGAAGATGAACTACTTGAACTGCGTGAAGATGAAGAACTACCCGCGCTAGAACTAGAACTGCTTGAACTACTACTTGAATGCGAACTACTACTCGAGCTAGAACTACTGCTAGAAGATTTACTAGATGAAGATGAACTTGACCTACTACTTGATGAACTTGACCTACTACTAAATGAACTGCTTGAGCTAGATGATCTGCTAGAGCTTGAACTAGATTCACTTGATGACTTGCTTGAAGAAGACGAACTAGATTTAGACGAAGAACTACTTCTAGAAGATGAACTACTCCTAGAACTACTAGATTTAGAACTCGAACTGCTTGATTTAGAACTAGAGCTAGACGACCTCGAACTGCTGGAACTAGACGACGAACTAGACTTACTACTTGATGAACTTCTGGATGAAGATGAACTGCTACTTCTGGAACTACTTGAACTTGATTTACTGGAGCTACTTGATGATGAACTGGAACTTCTACTTGAACTTGAACTCCTAGAACTGCTTGAACTACTTGAGCTAGATTTGCTGGAACTACTTGACTTAGACGAAGACGACGAACTATAAGCACTGCTGGAAGAACTAGAGCTAGAACTCCTACTAGAACTGCTAGACGAACTGGATTTAGAAGAGCTGGAACTAGATTTAGAAGATGAACTTGAACTGGATTTGCTAGAACTGGAACTAGATTTAGAACTGCTTGAACTAGAACTACGGCTTGAGCTAGAAGATGAACTAGACTTACTCGAAGATGACGAACTGGATTTAGAACTTGAACTAGATTTACTGGATGAACTTGAACTAGATTTAGATGACGAACTACTGGATGAACTACTGGAAGATTTACTAGATGAACTAGAGCTAGACCTAGAACTAGAAGATGAACTTCTAGAAGAACTTGAACTTGATTTACTGGATGAAGAGCTAGAGCTAGAAGAACTACGAGAACTTGATGAACTTGATTTACTGCTACTCGATGAGCTTGATCTAGAACTTGATGAACTTGAACTCGACTTAGATGATGAACTGCTTGATGACCTACTACTGGATGAACTACTGCTGCTTGACTTACTGGAACTACTGCTTGACCTGCTGGAACTGCTGGAAGATGATAAACTAGATTTACTGGATGAAGACGAAGAACTACTGGAACTCCTAGAACTAGAAGACTTACTAGAGCTAGAGGATGATTTACTACTGCTGGAACTACTGGAGCTAGAACTCCTGCTGGAACTTGAACTAGATTTACTGCTTGAACTGCTCCTGCTAGAACTAGAACTGGATTTAGAACTAGACGAACTAAAAGCACTGCTTGATGAAGAAGATGAACTAGACTTACTGCTTGACGAACTACGGCTCGAAGAACTGGAACTAGATTTACTAGATGAGCTACTTGACTTAGACGAAGAGCTACTTGACCTAGATGAAGAACTACTAGATGACTTCGAACTGCTTGACGAACTACTAGACGACCTGCTTGATGAACTAGAACTCCTAGAAGAACTAGAACTTGAAGACTTACTTGAAGAACTAGATTTCGAGCTAGATGAACTACTTGATTTAGATGAAGACGAGCTAGATGAACTACTTGATTTCGAACTACTTGAACTGCTTGATTTACTTGAACTAGAAGATGATCTACTTGATGATGAAGAACTACTAGAACTGGACTTAGATGAAGAAGATGACGAACTACTCCTAGAAGACGAACTACTGGACGATCTAGAACTTGAACTGGATTTACTACTGCTAGACGATGATGATTTAGATGATGAACTGCTACTCGAACTTGACTTGCTACTACTTGAGCTCGACTTACTACTTGATGAACTAGATGACCTAGATGAAGATGAACTGCTCGAACTGCTTGAAGATCTACTACTAGACGAGCTCTTAGAACTTGAGCTTGATGAACTACTTGACCTACTCGATGAAGACGATTTGGATGAAGATGAACTGCTATAAGCACTACTGGAACTGGAACTAGAAGAACTCCTAGACGAAGAACTAGATTTAGAACTCGATGAACTAGAGCTCCTACTACTTGAGCTAGAGCTAGAACTAGATTTACTGGAACTAGATGAAGATGATTTAGACGAACTACTACTACTTTTACTTGATGAACTACTGCTCGAAGAGCTGGAACTAGATTTAGAACTTGATGATGACGATGACCTAGAACTAGATGACGAAGATTGGGAACTTGATGATGAAGATGACGAAGATGATGAACTCTGACTCGATGAAGATGACGAACTACTGCTAGATTTACTCGAACTGCTACTAGATTTACTGGAACTAGATGAACTCGAACTGCTTGAGCTACTCTTGCTAGAAGAACTTGAACTCGATTCAGATGATGAACTACTTGATGATGATTTGCTAGAACTAGATGATGAGCTCTTTGAACTACTTGAACTACGGCTGCTTGAACTCCTAGAACTAGACGAAGACGAACTAGATTTACTGCTAGAACTTGAACTAGACTGACTAGAGGATGACAAAGATGAACTCTTGCTACTAGAGCTTGATGAACTACGCGATGAGCTAGATGAGCTAGATGAGCTAGATGATGATTTAGATGAGCTACTTGATGATCTAGAACTACTGCTGGAGCTCGATTTACTACTACTGCTCGAGCTACTTGATTTACTAGATGATGAAGATGAACTCCTAGAACTACTGCTTGATGAACTACTTTGGCTTGAAGAGCTTGAAGAACTAGAAGAACTTGAGCTACTCTTACTTGAACTTGAGCTACTCCTTGATGAACTCGAACTGGAGCTTGATGAACTCCTGGAAGACGAAGAAGAAGAGCTTGATTTAGAGCTACTTGATGAACTAGATTTACTAGATGATGAGGAAGAACTACTGGATTTACTACTTGATGAGCTACTGGAACTTCTTGAACTCGAACTAGACGACTTACTAGATGATGATGATTTAGATGAACTAGAACTACTATAAGCACTACTGCTAGAACTAGATGAACTGGATTTAGATGAACTGCTAGACTTAGAAGAACTACTAGATACAGAACTGGAACTGCTAGAACTTTTACTTGAACTAGAACTCGATGAACTAGACACACTAGAACTTGATGAAGATGATTTACTTGAACTAGAACTTGAACTTGATTTACTGCTACTTGAACTAGACGATCTACTTGATGATGAAGAAGATGATGATTTACTTGAAGATGATGATGAACTCGAACTTGATTTACTTGAACTACTAGATGACTTACTCGAACTAGAACTACTGGAGCTTGAAGACACACTGGAACTTGACATGCTAGAAGAACTCTTAGATGAACTTGAGCTACTCTTGCTAGATGAACTTGACGAGCTCGAAGAACTCTTGCTCGAACTAGAACTACTCCTTGATGAGCTTGAACTAGATGATGATGAACTCTTGGAAGAACTACTTGATGAACTACTACTAGACGATGAACTAGATTTACTACTACTAGATGAACTACTCCTACTACTACTCGAGCTAGACGAACTAACGCTACTAGAACTAGATGAAGATACAGAGCTAGAAGATGAAGAACTTGACTTACTGCTACTACTTGAACTCGATACTGAGGAGCTAGAACTCTTGGAACTTGCTGAACTACTCGATTTAGAACTAGATGAGCTTGATGAAGACTTAGAACTACTGCTTGAAGATGACGCGCTACTAGAACTTGAACTGGATGATTTAGAACTTGAGCTTGACGATGATACAGAGCTTGAAGATGACTTACTGGAACTTGAACTATTGCTGCTAGATGATTTAGAACTTGAACTACTCGAACTGCTATTAGATGAACTAGAGCTAGACCTAGATGATGACGAACTATACGCGCTACTGGATGAAGAACTAGAACTCTTAGAACTCGAAGAAGAAGAACTCTTGCTCGAACTACTACTTGACGAAGATACTGAACTGCTACTACTGGACGATTTGCTAGAAGATGAACTAGATGAGCTAACAGAACTAGATGAACTACTCGACTTACTACTTGATGAACTAACAGAACTTGATGAACTACTGCTCTTTGAACTGCTAGAACTAGAAGAGCTGGACGATTTACTAGATGAGCTAGATGATGACTTACTACTTGAAGACGACACAGAGCTTGACGAAGAAGAAGACTCACTACTTGACGAAGAACTTGAACTCTTAGAGCTACTAGAACTACTACTCTTTGAACTAGAACTACTGGATGACGATATTGAACTGCTACTTGATGATGATTTGCTAGAACTACTCGAACTAGATGAAGAAGATGAAATAGAACTTGAGCTAGAACTAGACTTACTAGAACTTGAAGAACTGCTAGACACGCTTGATGAACTGCTAGATGATTTAGAACTGCTTGAACTGGAACTTGATATAGAACTGCTTGAGGAAGAAGACTTAGAGCTGCTCGATGAAGAGCTAGATACAGAACTGGAACTAGAACTACTCCTACTGGAAGATGACGAGCTAGACGATTTGGAGCTAGAACTGGAACTGCTAGAACTTGACCTAGAGCTACTTGATGAGGACGATCTAGAAGATGAGGAAGAACGGGAACTGCTTGAACTACTGATAAGAGCTTCCCCGTCATACGTGTAATCAGCATCATCATAAGTAACTGTAGATTCATCATATTGTATGGCCATTCATTAAGGTGTTTTCATTGTATCTTCCGCAGTTATTGTCGCATTTAGCGAATCTATCTCTGCTTGTTTATCTATGAGTAACTTTTCTTCCACAACACGTCTATCCACTAATAAAGCATCCAACATAGCCTGTTTCTCATCTTCTTTCATATTCTTCATCAGAGTCATATACCAAGATTCCTTGATTGACCATGTTTTAAACTGTGGCATATTAGCTTCAACCTGACTTCTTTCACGCATCAAATCAATTAACTTATTCTCCTTCTCTACTGACCAAGCCATTTTATTCTCCTTTATGCTGCTACTGCTTTAATAACTGCAAATCTTATAACCAATGCTTCACTTAAACTACCTGCTGTATTGTTTCTTATGTCTATATGAAAATGCCCTGCTGCTGAACCACTTGGATTTATTGTATAAGAACCGAGTGTTCCACCACTATCATGCTGAACATGGATTACATCAGTGGCTGCCACTTTGCTATTGGTAACTTGAAAAGAAACTATAGTCGCTGCAGCTAAAGCAGCATTGTGTGTAGTAATAGTTCCACATACGGCGTTAATGGTTACAGTAGTAGATTTGCTTGTTATTTGAGTTACTGTGCTACCACCAGCTGAATAACCAAAACCATTAGCAGATATTTGTAATATGGTAGTTCCGCCTATATCTAAATCTAATACAGAAGCAGCAGACATATAGAGTCTTGAATTACTGCTTGTACCACCTAACCAAAGTCCTGTACCTGTTCCTGTACCAGCTAAGACTAATTGGTATCTATTAGTTGAAGCAGTATTAGCTGGTGCTTCTATATATTCCTGGTAATCGTTTGTAATAAGATGGTCTGCATCATTGAGGACTGAATATATGTATACTCCATAGGCATTAGTAATAGTTATATTATTAGCTCCACCATTGCCATCAATAGCACTAAACTTTCCACCGATAGCATTAGTAGAGGTGGCATATTCACAATAACTACCACCCATAGAGTTGCTATATCCATTGGCTCTGATACCGATTGAATTTAGTGTTGTAAATCCACCAGCACCAGAAGCATAACTAATACTGCCAGCTACATCTGCTCCATAATGATTAAGATAAGCATCACCAACCGCACCAACATTAAATCCCCACCAGTTACCATATTGCAGACCATAAACATTCCTTGTACTTCCCTTTGCACCTGTAGTAGAAGTATATCCACCCAAAGCTATTCCGCCTGTTCCAGCGTTTGTAGCAGTAAAAGCAATGAAGGCTGCTTGATTATCATTACCACCTGATACGTTTAGGGGTATATTATCATCTGCTGCTATATTTATGCCTACTAAACTATCAAATTGCACACCGTGTGCACCAGTAGTTTCCCCTATATGATCTACTGTCAGTTTCCCAGTCAAGGCTGCTACACCAGCACCAGAACCAGAGAAATAAGCTGTAGAGTTGAGATACAAGGCATCTGTGTAAGTATTAGCCCAATATTTCAGTATACTACCTAAGTTATCAGTAGAATCTGTATCTGAAACAAGGCTAGTATTACAAGCTACAGTGCCTAAATTATCTAATTCATTAGTAGCGAAGTTAAAGGAACCTGTGTAACCTATTGTTGCCTGTAATGCCTCTACCGTATCCTCTATAAGCGTATGATTACCTGAATGAGAAGGACTATTTAAAGGATCACTAGCTGTTGGATTCGTAAATGTCTGTTGACTGCCTGGATAAGTTGTAGCCATTAACTACCATCCATTATTAATCTATTACCTGCTTTGATACAAATATCACCATTAACTTTTAATGCAGTTTGTCCACAATCGCCTACACCAGGCGTGGTAAGATTAATCACTAATTGCTCCGTAAGCGGATCATTAGAACAATCAAGTTTAAGATATCTCCCATCCAGTACGGAGAGACCTTGCACAGCATCTAATTTAGTCTTCGTACCAAGAAAAGGATTATATTTCCACGCCATATTACACCGCCTGTATATAAGTTAATGCAGCCCTGTTATCCCAAATATTATCATAGAGATGGTTGCCGTCTGCCCAGGCCTCCTCTACCATAGTCTGTTCAGATGTACCAGCCACCCAAATATATTTTACCATCTTCCATACTGCCTGCGAAGTATCAGCACCTGTCCTAATCGCCCAACCCTCGTAGAGAGGATTATCATTAGCATCATAGATTATTACGTGAGAACCTTCTTTATTCATCCTTGTTTAATACCCATCTAAGAGCATCCCGTTTAAACTTATATTCAACCATCAATTCACTATTACCATTCTTCTGATGTTTAAGATACCCTTCATGAAGCATGATTTCCTTATCCAATATCTCCTTAACGCTCTTCATCCTAGAACTAATATCCTTAAGTTGTTTGCGTCTGGCAAAAGGCATAACTATAAGCCTCTTAATCTCTGTCCATTTTAATTTCATGCTGTCTCCTCCTCAACCATCAATAAATACTGTATATCTTCATCCCTGGTGGAATTAGTTATCTTGAGCGTATAAATACCTACAAGCGGGTAAGCTAAGTCTGTAACGTTGAGACTACCTTCTATGGCCGTTGAATCAACATTCTCATCAGGAAATATTTCAATGCCATAACTGTCTTCAATGGTGAAATCAAAGATAGTGGTCGAAGTTGTAGCTATGAGGACAACCTGCTTAAGAGAATCACCTGTAAATAAAGCAGTATTCATAGACCATACACCACCACTGACCGCAGCTATACCCCTAATCTGATGGTATGTCATTATGCAGTAAGGACTAACAATACGTTACCGTCGTCGTTAAGAGTAGCTTTAATACCATCTATCCTGTTACCGAAGAATTCTATAGTCTTTGTTTCATCAGCATTAGCACCAACGGTTGTAAATACCGCAGTACCAGCCCCATTAGTTATAGCGACAGTATCATCATCATCATCTGGTATAAATATAAATGCCTTAACAAAAGTCTGTTGGGTAGTAACTGTAGTTGCATCCGTACCGCCTGTCACATAAAATCCCCATTCTGTCTTAGTTACTGTTGCAGCTGCCATGACTATTTCCTCCCTTTTGGTTTACGGCCTGTCTTCAACGACAAGCCTGTCTTAGATTGGGCTATCCTGGCGGCCGCAGCCTCATCGTAGCCCGCAGATTTAAGATGTTCAAACATCCTGTGTACTTTACTGTTTACTGGCATTAAAACTGTCCTCCCCTCTCAACTAACTCATCATAATTATGCCTCCCTGCCGTATCCACACTCCTAGCACTAGGATACTTGACATACTCACCTTCCCACACTGGTTCTGGCTCATCTGTATCTGGTGGGAAGTATCGCGGATCATAATTGTATATATATCTCAAGCAGTCCATGAAGTGATCATTCTTCTTCTTCGGGGTCGCCTTGGGGTCAAACTCATCCTTCCTATGCCTGTATTCATCCCAAATGTAGTGTTCAAACTCATAGATGGTATGAGTACAGTTCCTGGCTACCCTGAGCCTAGGAACCTCTGTCTTGTAGACTGCACTGTATTGGGGTTTTAATGCATGCTTGATGCGGGACTTGCCAAGAAGAGGGTCTGAATTGCCCCGCTCACAGTAAATCCCATGTTTCATCAATTCCTTGCGTACGTTGAAGCCTCCGACTAGCTCGTTTTCCTTGTCCATATGGGGGTCTATGAGACGGATTCTCGGGACTATATTGCCTTCCTGAGCATGGATAGCATGGGCCATATGCTCTAAATCCATGCCGTCAAGCCATAATTCATCATAAATATAGTGATTCTCATGAGGGTCAACGGCTAGCCAGAGGCAGGCAGTAGGAGTACGTTCATGGGGGTCAATAGCAAAATACCTTGTCCAAGACTCCTTGATACGCGGACGTTCACAAATATGAACATTGGGATTGAATTCCTTGTAAATCAAGCCTGAAAGGTGCAGGAAGCGACCGTGAAGCCGTGCTTCCTTCTCCTCCTCAGACAGTTTACTCTCGAAATCCTTGATTGCAGCCTCCGAGAGCGTTGTGTTATCCCGTATGTCTGTAGTGAATACTGCTACATTCTTATCCTGCTTGGTATATAACTCATCATAAATCCAGGGTTCCGTCAGAGGTGTAAGTGTAAGCCAATTGCGTCCGTGGAAGTCTACCAGCCCACGCATGGTAGCAACGTATTTATCCCGTGGAGGCGGTTCATCGAACCACGCAATATGCCCTTTCCACCCTTCGAATACCTCCGTTTTCTGTTCGTAGGTCAGAATATCAAACACGGAACCATTCTTCAAAACCCATTTCACAGGCACTCCCATAGGGTTGCGTATCTTCTTGGCTATCAGGTTCATATCCAACCACTCCTCCAAGAAGGGTATGATGACTTCCCCTACGCCCTTGGTGAAGTCCTCCGCGCTGATCCTACCCTTGATAGCACCTTTGACCCTCTGTTCCTCTGGGTACCACTTGGGATATATCCCAGTAACGTGCATGAGGAACTCTAGGCCGCCTGCCGTAGTCTTGCCTGACCTGTTACCACCGAATATAGCTCGGGTAGTAGCAGGAGACTCATGGAACTCCTTCATAGGCGATGGCTGAGGTAACGGGGTGTAGTAGAGTAGCCTACGACTCTTCCTGAACGTAATCTCGTCCTGGAGCAACTTCAGGTAATTCTCCTGCTCCTGGCGAGTCAACGCCAAGAACTCCTTTTCCGTCAAGTGCATGTCTTGCAAGCGAATGGAGTCTGTTAAATTCATGTATCAAATCCTCTGCGTTCAACCCCTGAGTGTATGAGAATGAGCCAATTTCAACGGAAGGGGTTGTCTTGGACAGGGAAGCAATCAACCTGATGACCCTGTCTATTTCCATCTTCCAACCTTTACTCTTACTCTTCTTGCCCCGCAAGTGCCGTAAATAATCATTGAGCTCCAGTAAGGCTAATTTCTTGTTATCCTTGACTAGAGCTCGTATCTTCTGCCCCGACCTAACTGTTATCTTATCTACCTCTGCCTTGAACAAAACAGCGATATCGCCCAAATTGCTAGTATCGCCCTCAATCAGATCATACATTGAATCCAACGGGATACTACAGGAAGCGGCGATCTCCTTGATAGACAGAGTACCTTCCTCGAATAACTCCAGCGCCTTGTAATGTTCAGGTTTGAGATTGGGCATATTTAAAAAAAAGCGGAGAATCACGTACAGACAGTAATCTGTATATAATTCTCCACCTGTTTATTATACAAAATATAACATAATAATATTCAATTGTCAAGGTAATTTGTTGAAATTCAATAGATTTAGACGATATCCTGTGGAAAAACTGTGGAAAAACTGGGGAGAAATAAATATGGACGGTGGTCACGGCCCCACAGAGGGGGGGGTATAAATCCAGTACCTGGGTAGGCGTTGGAGCGTTGGAATGCTGCTACGCGTCCCACTATTCGTGAGGACGCTACGCAGCTATAATAAAATATAATATAAGCAAGGGAGGAGGTGAGTACAATGCAGAATACATTCAAAGCACAGTTATTGACAGGCAAACAGAAGAAGAATCCAGATAAGACATGGACAGGAGTATTAGTAGAAGTCACAGTAGAAGGTACAGTATATTCAGGGATAGTATTTCCAAAGAGACAATCAAGTATCAATGATAATAAGGCAATAGAGTTCTAACTGGGAGAGAGTAGGATAGGAAACTATTCTACTCTCTCTTATTTTAGTTATCAATGTTTAACCAAACCAACGGAGGCGCAGATGGAAGACTATATGAAAGAGTTAGATAAAATATGGGATACAATGCATGAATTGCATGTAGAGATAAATGAGTTAGAGAAGAGATTGATAGTAGTTGAGAAGGAGGTATTCAATGAGAAGAATGAAAATGCTGAATAGTGAGTTTATGGAGAAATTTGAAGTGGATGAAGAGACAGGGTCATATCTATATAAGACAACGGCATGTTTCGATAGGCATAATGTACCAAGGGAACAGATGATGGATACAAAGGTGATAAGATTCGGAACCATTGAAACATGGAAAGAAGGCCAGTTAATGAATAGAGTTGCAGAATTGGTGAACAGAGGATATAAGATTAGGCCAGAGGAGACATTGGAAGAATTTATAGATAGGCATATGGAGGTATAATATGGAATATCATGGAGATGAGAAGTACAGGCATATCGTTGAAATGTTAGCAAAGGAGGAATGTGATGAACAATCTGGTGATATTAGCGATAATAATAGTGATAGAGAGCAATAGTAATCCATACGCGTATAACAAAAAGAGTCAAGCAAGAGGATTATGCCAGATTCGGCCTGTAGTATTGCAAGAATATAATAACAAACATAAGCATAAGTATAATCCAGACCATTTGTTCCTACCAGAGATAAACAAAGAGATAGCAAGATGGTATCTGAATGTAAGGATACCGCAGATGATTAAACATTATGGTAAACCAGTAACAAAAGAGAATATATTGATAGCATACAACGCAGGGATAAGTTATGTAAAGAATGGTAAGATGATACCAGATGAGACAAAGAACTATATCAAAAAATATTGGCAATTGGAGGAAGCACTATGTCAAGAAATGAGTATACCACGATAGGATTTGATAAGAGTAAATATAGAAAATTCAATAAGATATACCATAACGCAAGAAAGAAAGGTGTATCTAAATTTGTATTTGAAAATACCAATGTATTAACTGATTACGCGGAATTAGTATTGTTATATTTGAGAAATATCGGTATGGGAGGTGATTAAGATGAGTCTACCAGATGGTAATCATGCTTGCGGAAACGCAGAAAGCATTGATGAAATGAGTACAGATGCACTATGCAAAATAGATAACGAATGGCATCCATGCGCAGGGATATGTGAGTATTGTGAGTTCACAGAAGAAGTAGTAGAAAAATATGAAAAGGAAGAAATGAAAAGAATGAAGGAGGCACACAATGGATAACCATATTGAAGTAGGCCAACTAACCAAGAATACAAAGATAGTAACCAAGATACGCATTACAGAATTCAAAGGCAATAAGTACATAGACATCAGGGATTATTTCCTGCCAGCGAACGGACAAGATTACCAACCAACCAAGAAAGGCACAGCAATGCCAGTAGCGTTAATATCTGATTTGGTGACATTATTGGAGAAAGCAGAACAAACAATAAAAGGAGGAACAAAATGAATATAGCAAAGATATGCGAGAAGTACTAAGGAATGGGATTATTCCAACAGTAGATATCAACTTGCATTAGCACTTTTCAATACCAAGGAGGAGAAATGAATGAATTAATAGTATTAAAGACATTGGTTGAAGCGCAAACAGAAGTCATTAAATCAATCGCAAACCTACTACAAGAGATGTCAAATACAATCAAGTTGATAACGGAGAGATTGGATGATTTGGAGAACAAAGTGATAACAAAGAGGTGGTAACATGATAGATAAATGCACAAAATGCGGGAGTAGAGAGATTCTAACCGACTACTATGAAGACAGTTGGTTCTATTGGTGTTCATTCTGCGGTAAGGATTTAACACCAGAATTTGAGGGAGATGATGAAGATGGATATAATGAGGGGACAGAAGAAAATACCATTTCCAGAATTAAGAGGGAGCCTGGGTGCCATAAGATTCCCAGCATTCGCAGAACTCAAGCTAGATGGTGAGTTAAATGAATTCCATTATACTGATAACGGTGTGTGCTATCTAATTAATAAACATGGGACTATGCGGTATAATTGGAATGCCTTAGAACAAATAGTACCATTAGGAGTTAAAGACATGGTGCTAGTTGGAGAACTAATATACCATGATGGCAAGCAAGGAGATTTGTATAAATTGTTGAGCAACAAAACTAATGAGAATGAAATTAAATTCGTGCCATTTGATGTACTGATAATAAATGAACAGGTAGTCAAGTTTGAACCATTGATAGAAAGAAAAGAAATGCTGGTGCATACATTGAAAGGAGTAGAACCAAAGGTAGTAATGAATCAAGAAGATGTAGATGATGCGTTCCAAGACGCAATACAAGCAGGATATGAAGGGATCGTTGTAAAGAATATGCATGAGCCATATAGGACTGGCCCGTGCAATTGGGTCAAGGTTAAAGAGAAAGACCAGAATGATTATAGAGTAACAATAATAGACCCAGTTAAAGACAGGATAGAAGTAGATGTGAATGGAAGAGGCGTTGGCGTCAAATGCATGCCAAAGGATAAATGCAATTTGAAAGTAGGTTCAATAGTCACAGTAGAACATCAAGGCGTATTGGATACTGGAGGATTAAGACATCCAGTATTTATCAAGAAGGAGAGTTAAGATGAACTTCAGGTATGTAGTGAGCGTGAGCTTGGATGAAGATTCAATTGAAGCAACATGCAGGGAGGATGCAGTGAGAAAGGCAAGTGAGATGTTAGCTAACGGAATGTACACAATAGAGATAGTAGATATGGAAGCACCAGAATATGATCCAGATGACCCAGACCATGAAAGGAGATAGAGATGGCTACATTATTAAGATACAAACCAGATGGAGCAAAGCGTACACATACATGCGATGCAAGATGCTACAATGCAAAAGGAACAGATTGCCACTGTTTCTGCAATGGTAAGAACCATGGCAAAGGATTTGAGCATGCAATAAACATGATAAAAGCAAATATAGATACTATAAAAAGTCTAGGAATAACGGTAGCAAAGGCCGTTGAAGATGCAATAAAATTATTGAAAGGAGGATACTAATGCCAAATAAACGCCAAAAACCAATCCAATTCAATGTATTTGAGCATAAAGAGATGGCTGATGTATTGAATGAATGGCTAAATAAGAATGAACGATATACAAAGAATAACAGAGTGATGTTGCGCTCATACAAATATGTAGAGAGTGCATTAATGAAATTAGAAGGTAATAAAAAATGTCCGCATTGCAAGAGATATTTTAAGGAGGAATAGATGTCATACAAATTACAGATAACAGACCAAACAAATGGGCATAACTTCAACGTTAGATATGAAAATATGTCCAAACAGAAGAAGTTAGAGATTGAAGCAAAGACTCCGAACGGAACAATAGCAAAGGAGAGAACATGGTACCAAGGCAAAGCGTTGATGCCAGGAGATACGCAGAGACGTTGGGTTGATGACAAAGGGATGGAATTCAGCAAGAATGAATTGAAGTTCTATTATAACGGCCAAGAAGTGAGTGAAATAGAACAAACAAAGGTATTTGATATCCAAGGTTATCAGCCAATGCAGAATTATACGGATAAGTATATAATAGGTGCATATTATGAATTGAGTCCAGATGATAACGGAATGAAAAAAGACTTTGATAGAGAGAGGGCAAAGCAAGCTAATCTATCTGGTATGCACAAATTATGGAAATATCTGTATGATAATCAAGTAGTCGCAAGAGGTGAATTCTGCACATCAAGCCGTGGATTTATCGCAAGCGATGGATATATCAGAGCGATAAAGATAGATAATAGTAAATGGGGATTAGAGATTGGAGTGTTCAAGGAAGAAAAGATATTCCAGCATTTACAGGAAGGCACACCAACAGAGATACAAGCACAAATGCCACAAGCAACAAAGGCAAAACGGATAAAAGTAGTATGAAAAGAATTGTCGGACACGGAAGCCAGGAGGTAGTTCGGGAGAGAATGATAGAAACTTCATCAAGCGTAGCGATGAAGTTGATGAGAAGAATGGGAGAACTAGCGTATGGCTGCAGGGTCCAACAATTCAGGACTGGGAGAAAAGATAAGTCTAAAGATAAAAGGCAAAGGAACGTTTTCCAGCGGAGTGAGCCATGAAAAAATGAGACTCCAGCAAGCGTAGCGCTGGAGTGGAATGGAAGTAAAAGGCGTACGTAGCGTCGCTTCTGGAAAACCAGAAAGGAGACAAATGACAAAGACTTTAACAGATACAGAACTGGAACAAATAAGGTTGAAACTTGAACAAGCAAATCCGAATCAAAAGATTAGAGCATGGCAGATTGCAGGAGAAGTTAAAACGCAGTATAATATACAATTAGATGAATCAACGATTAGAGGCAGATTTATCCAGATGGGAAAGCCGTTGTCAGGTGGATTCGTTGCAGAAACCAAACCGCCAGAGCCAGAAGAACCAAAGAGCGTGAGGAGGAGAATGCAAGAAGTAGTGGCAGTAAAACAATATACTATACCAGACGAATTCAAGCAATTCATTCCGCAGGCTGGAAGATTCGATTGCTATATTGAAAGGGATGTTGATAAGAGATTAGCAGTCCATTATAATTCAGGCAAGTATCCGATAACTCAAGGCAAACAAGGCACTGGAAAGACATTCGGCCATGAATATTATGCGTTCAAATATCAGATGCCATTCTTCCTGTATTCCTGCTATGAAGATTTCAAGCTATCCAAAATGTATGGGGATAAGACAATTATGAATGGGAGCATCAAATTTAAAGAATCATTGTTTGTAAGGACTAGCCAGATACCAAGCGTGCATCTATTTGATGAAGTCAATGCAATCAGTAATGCCAATACCTATGATTTCCATGCACTATTACAGAATAGAGAGTTGTTCATAAGGGATGCAGATGATGGTAATGGTAAGATATATAAGTTACATCCAGATTGCAGAATAGGATTTGCACAGAATCCAAAGAGTGCCAAGTATATTGGTGGTAATATTAAGCAGAGTAATTTCTTAGGTAGATGCACATTCATAACTTATCCAGAGTTCACGAAGAAGGAAATAAGTGGAGCGATTAAAAAGAAATTTACTCAATTGACTGACCAAGATACAGATAATTTTACCAAGTATTATTTTGCAATCATTGAGACTATTGAGAAAGCAAACATACCTGTTGATATCAGCATCAGACAATTAAATAATGTAGTTGATTTGTGGTTACATGGGTTACCATTGCGGCATGCAATTGAAGACGGATTGGCAAGCATATTGGAAGCAATCAGTCAGCCGAAAGCAAAGGAGAGTTTCATGAGAATTGCAGAGGCAGTATGGAAAGAATTGATGGAGGGATAATATGAATATGAGAACATATGAAATACTCGCCAAGTGGATAGCACATACACAAAAGGTAAGGATAAGATTTGAAGCCAACGCCTGTCCGCAAGCATGCCTGGAGACGAATGAAATAATTCTGCCAGATACAGTGAAGGAGGAAAACGTATATGCAGCAATAGCACAGTTAATGCATGAGGCAGCACATCTGAAACATACTAAATCTATCCCAGTAGCAAAGTTAACTGATGATGACGGCCACAAGTTCATGATACTCAATGCATGTGAAGATATAAGAATAGACGAAATAAATTTTAGTCTACTACCGAATATACATGAATTCTACAAGCATATGATAATCCAATTCAAAGATTTGTTTGAGGAACGCACCAAAACTGCTGATTTACCCCATAGAGTAATGTGCAGAGGAATTCTAAATGCTGAAGGTTTCCATGGATTCAATCCTGAAGATAAAGAAGCTGAAGAATTCAGTGGAAAAAATGACATCACAAAGAAAATGCAAGAAGTAGGATGGGAATTAACTAATGAAGACTGGACTGAAGCAAAGACAAAGATAGATGAATTGTATAAGATATTTGGGTTCGATAAACTCCCAAAGATTCCATTACCACAATTGCCAAGTGGATTCACACTGAACGGAGATGGTATCCCAATAACAGGGGGCCCCTGTTTGGCCCAAGAACAGGCAGAAAGCGTTGGAATAATGGATATAACTAAAGAAAAGACATTCCAACCAGGGAAAGGTCAAGGACAGAGCAAAGCATCAGGAACTTCAACGATAGGCGAGGTAGCAGTAAGAGAG